TCACAACTGTAAACTGGAATGGCGATGAATCAATCTGTGGAGATTGTGAAGATGCTGAATATGAAGCAAAAAATAGCTAAATCCGCTCATGGAATGGAAAGAAGCAAAAGAACAATATGAATTGTTTCAAAATGGAGAACTAACAGATGCGAAAGATCTGATGAAGTTCCTTTTTGAGCAACATGAAGCCGCAGGGATATACTTGAACACAGGTTGTCCGTGTGGCACTTGCGTTCCAAGGCCAATGCTAGGGATGTCGTGGCACAAAAATTTGGGATTTAACAGCCCAAATCCTTGTGCAGAAGAGTTGTATGAACAAGGACACCGCTACGCAAGCCATTGGTATAGAGGTAATGAATAATTGACTGAACCGCTCAAAGGAGAGACTAAAAATGGTTAATTCGAAATTGATGGAAGTAATGGAGATTTTACAGGACCACGACATAAGGACTGAAGATCTCAAGCAAAAGACAGATGATGGCGTTGAAGTCATTGAAGCGTTATTGACTTGGGAAGACAATCATAAATCTGATAAAGATTTTATTGGAAGTTCTATGAAGTTCTTGTCACAACACATTACACTTCCAGACGAATTGCTCGCAAAATACCTTGCTAACGATGGTAAGCCAACAAAGGCTGTTGTTGAGAAGGTCGAAGCGGAGCTTGAACAGGAAGAGTCCGAAGAAGACGCTGAAGCCGAATTGGAGAAGTTCTTGGAAATGGTTTCCGAAGAATATCCCGAATTGGTTGATGAAGTCGCTGAAGACGCAGTTATTGACACTTTGATACAAGCCGAGAAAGAAGATGACATTGAATGGAGAGAACACTTTACTGATGTTCTAAATGCAATGGGAATCGAACTTACTCAGCCTGAACCCGAAGTGGAAGAACCTGAACCTGAAGTGGATCATGTGCATGATGAAAATTGTACGCATGAAGATGATGAACTTGATGAGGAAGACGAAGAGGAAGAAGACGATGATGTTGAAATCCCTATGGTTAGCCCCGAAGAGTTCGCTGAGGCTGTGGAAGATATTGTTGAAAGTGAGCCGCAAGAGGCTAAGACAATCGATAATCAATTCCAAGAGCCTATTACACCACCAAGCGTTGCACGACCTGGAAGCATCGCCTCTATGATGGAGGCAATTGCTATCAAGGAGCAAGTTCTTGCGAATGCAGTAAAGGAAGTCGAGCAAGTTCTCGACGAGGCAATAGAGCTTGTTGCCGAATACAAGAAGTCAGTAATTACACAGACTTCAGCTATTCGAGAAAAGCTTGAATAAGCCGCTCATGAGTTTGAAAGAAACTTTGATTGATTTCCTTGAAGAAAATGGCGCAAGCCATCTCAAGGAATTATATGAAGCAAATCCGAATGAGAAGGAAACAACAATCCGTGGAAGATTAAATGAGAACATTAACAAATGTTTCAAAAGGATTTCACGTGGAGTGTATATCGCAATTAGTGGCGATAGTCAAACACTTCTCATAGAAGGAAATGCTTGGGATGCCATTGATGATTTTGAAGATGATAGTTTTGATGCTATCATTACAGATCCGCCTTATTCGGTTCTGAATTATCAAATGCAGACTGGTTCAACTCGCCCTAGAAACTTGAAGAAAGGGTGGGATTTTGAAACAAAAGACATTGATGAAGAATTATTCAGTAAAATGTTGAGAGTATTGAAGCCAGGAGGACACTTCTTCTGCTTTATGCCAGCGTGCAAGCACGACACGATTGACTACATCTATGAGCAAGTGAAGTTAGCTGAAAAGGCTGGATTCACGTTTAACAGCCAATGGGTGTGGGATAAAGGCGTGATATCGCTTGGTTACAATGGAAGGCCTCGGCACGAACTGATTATGTTCTTCTCTAAGGGTAAGCGTAGGATGACAAGCGACAGGAGTATTCCTGATGTTTTGGCATATAGGCGTTTAATGAGCCTAAAGAAGAAAATACATCAAACTGAAAAGCCAGTTGATTTGATTGCGGAGCTAGTAAAGTTCACAACCGATCCAGGAGACATTATTCTTGACCCCTTTGCAGGGTCGTTTAGTCTTGGGTCGGCTTGTCGAAAATTAGGCCGTCATGCAATCGGCATCGAACTAAGCAAGGATTACATTAACGCTTCATGGAATAGAATGAAGGAACAATGTTAAACCGCTCATGGGTGCAGACCTAATATATGTAATGGTGATAATGGAAGTCACTGAAGAAGTAGCAAATGAAAGGCTGAAGGAACTTACTTTACAAAAAGTGAAAGAAGAACATTCAGACTTTTGGGAATGGCACGAAGACGATATCATTGAAGGGATGGATGAATGGAATGACCGAGATGGTGATGAAAAAGCCTTTGCTCTAATGAAAGAGAAAATCAAAGTAGGCTTAAAATTAGCTTACGACTGTTGGACTAGAGGTGAATGGCTTAGAAACATTACTTCATTCAACATAAGAGGAATCAAAGGAATTATGACAGCAGACATGAGTTGGGGAGACTCTTGGCCTGAACTAGATGAACTCGGGATAATAAGATCTCTCGGAATCACAGAGAATGATTGGTGATACCGCTCATGACCGATAATTGGTTAAACACAAAAGCTGGAATGAGATTTGCGAATCATACAATTCCAAAGCTTACTGAAGCAATTGCTAGAATGAGTTTGGCATTGGAGAATCACCCAATATTGGGTTCACCGCCATGCGAAACATACTCATACAGCAATGATGAAGAGGAAGAACTGAATGCAGTTCCTAGTGAATGGACAAGGAGACAACAGCAGGTAGGCGAGATTCAGCGTGTTTTACGCTGGGAGCCTAACGAACTGGAAATCCTGTTATATCGTGCGCTAAGTCGAGCATACACAGCCCCAAGAATGGGTATAGAAGAAGGCGATGACACATTTGATGAAGTCTATCATGCATTAGCGGTAGCTTCGCATGATTTCAGAAATGCATTGACTTGCCATACATTCGTAGTTGAAGACGAAATAGCAGACGACAATCCACAAAGGATTGAATGGGAATACAAAGGTGATGACAGATCACCCTAAACACCGCTCATGGGTAAATTAGAAAAACCATGTAAAAAGATTGAGGCAGCGACAGAGAAGCTGCAGAAGAAGGTAACAAAAATGGTAACAAACGGTGAACTTGATCTCACCAAACTAGTACCAAAGCAGAGAGCCGCACGCCCCGAGGAACTTTTAACAAAAGTAGGGTATCGTGAGGCTGGTGAAACAGACGAAGAATGGACTTCACGAAGAGACAACTTTGTGCCAGAGGAATTGCCAGCAGGCAAACACCCGTTTACGGGCTTCTTTTGGGGTGAAGGTGAAACTAGAAACCAGTTTTTGCTTGTTCCTGAAAACCTAGTTGTATATGATGTAGTCCAATCCGACAAAGAAGCAATTATGAGCTTCTTGAAGGATATGGGTATCAAGAAATTACAAATTAATTTTTCAGGAGGTCATGATAGCGGAGGTGAAGACGGAGCCGAAGTATGGTTCGATTTCACAGACAACAATCATGAATGGAGAGCAGATAAAAGCTTTAGCAGTACAGAAGACTTGTTTTTTGGCAAAGGGGCTGTAAATCGCTACGCCCAGCCTAAGAAATGGGTACAAACTGAAGAGTTAAACGAAAAGGGTTATCCGATTCGTAAAGAAATTCCTAACCCTGATTACCAAGATTGGTTCAAAGACGCTAGGGAATTCCTAAGCGGATTTAGCAAGCCAATTTGGTCCAAGTATGGAAGTTTCGCTGGAGACTACGAAGTTCAAGGGAAATTAACCTACGATGTTGAGAAAGACACCATGAAACTACATGGTAGTGAATCATGCTGGGAAGGTTTCTCAGTTAGTTACTGAATACCGCTCATGTCACACGCATGGCACCATGCCGTATCATCGGCAAAAGAATATGGAGGAATACCTGAAGATTATGTGAAAATACACGAATGGTTTGATGCTCCCAAAGAGCATATACCTGATTTTCGCAGCAGAATGTTTAGGCACCATACGCAAGGAATATCAGTTGCTATATCGGTGTTTGGCCCATCAATATTGAATAGTGATGGAGTCAAGATACCTACGCAATGGATCTGTGAACAGCACATGATAGAGGACTTTGGAAGAATACCAAGACCCGAAGATTGGGTCAAGAATTTGACAAGACTCGAAACAGAATCATGGATGGCTGCTAACGCTAGGTCTGGACCGAAGAAATCTCCTACCAGGAAGATACTTGAGAAATCAAACGGTATAGACCCGCAATTCAAACCATCTGCGTTTAACTGATAACCGCTCATGAAGACACGTAAAATGAAATATCAGCATGGCAATCCAGATATTGCCAAACTACAAGTTAGGACTATTGACACGGTTGAAGATGGATTGCCTGAAGATTATGACGACACATTGTACACAGAGTTCGCCAAGAACTATGTCGCAATCAATCGTAAGATTAAGAAATGCGATCCAGAACTAAGTGATGAAGTAAGTGAAATGATTGGTAGGTATGCAAGAGGCCTAAGCACAATTAATGCTTGCCTTGCAACTGAATTTGCTAGAACTCACTTGATTCCTAAGTTTGGAGGCTTTGTTTACTTTGTTGATGAAGACAATAACAAACAACAGCTCCGAGTCGAAAGACCAGCGACAAAGGACATTGACGGAATATATGCTGAAAGTTTACCAACAGATCTTAATGATACTGAATGGGAACACGTAATCAATGGGGTTAGTTTTTCGTGGAAAGAAGTTGTTATGCTGATGAGACACGCTAACACGCAACTTTACTACGATTAAACACCGCTCATGTCTAGAATTGAAGACGAAGTATGCGAGAAGATACAAGCACGCTCTGATGTTGGAAAAGCCAAATATGGCACAAACATGGAAAGAACTGACTTGAGCAACCTTGAATGGTTGAATCACTTGCAAGAAGAACTGATGGATGGAGCTGTATATGCTCAAAAAGTCATGGAGAAGATAAACACCTTAGCGAATGCTTGGGTGACATTTGGCTATGATGGGTCAGAAGCAGGTTGTGTAATTCATTTGAGTACAGAGCCAGACGACCCATTGGAATATTTTGGTAGTATTTCCGATGAAGAAAGGGAGGATTTCATTGAATGGTATGAAGATGGGGGCTGGGAAGCCCGAGAACCTGGCGAATGGAATTTTCGCTGTATGAAATTGTCAAAGATTCTCTATTTGCTTTGAATCCGCTCATGAATTTACAAGACTTACTAGCAGACAGGCTCAAAGATAGAGCTTGTATTAACTGTGGTAGGAGACTAACTGATCCAGATTCGATTAAAGATGGATTTGGGCCAGTATGCCGCCATAAGTTAGTAATGAAGTATGCACGACTACAAGCAAGCATAGCTTACAAACCCGATGAAGACGATTATTTGGAAATTGCCGACATTGGGTTGACTAAACTGCCCGAAGCTGATTATGTGATTGTTGGCAATACGCCATTTACCGAATCACTATTGGCAACAAGAAATGAACATGGAGATGCTATTGCAGTAACATGGATTGATTGGAAGGGCGATACAGGCGAACTTAATGAAGATGCTATGCCTTGGGTTGATGCAGTAAAAATGACTTTCAAAACAGATACTTTGCACAAATGCATTCACATGGATGATGAACTACTTGGTTTGATGGACACATATTGGGGTCCATGCCAAGATATCAAGAAACATGATGATGCACCTAAAGACGGTGAAACATGGGGTCAACATTACCCCTACCACTTTTGGGAGATACTCGACCAATGCCTTATGGATTGGTGCGAAGGCTTTGATTGGTATGAAATGTTAATCGATATGATTCAGGATAGAAGAGGAAAAGGAAAAGAAGCTGAACTTCTTGATTACTTCCTCGATTATCTTGTGGATAGGAATAACAAAACTTGCATAAATACGTGGGCCAACTATCCTGACGAAGCAATGGAAGTTGCTATCGGTTGGGGTGAGGATTTCCACGCATCAATACCGAAGCTATCACAATGAAAGTTATCGCTCATGCAAAATAATGCAATACAAGTCGCATACGACACCTGTAACGATAACAAACAAACTTGCGTTTGTTGCGGGAAGAATATGCGAAAAGGAGAAAGAGGCATTGTCCTGAAAACAGGAGATGGAGTCACGAAGGATTTGTGGCTCAAATCAAAATGCCGCTGGAAATTTGCTGCAGACATTCGTTCGCTGGTTGATCCTGATGGAAAACAACTCGAACCAATTTTCAAAGAACATGAGAAGAAGCTCAGAGTTCTAGATTTGTGCTGCGGTATGAAAGGTTGGAGTAAAGCATTTGCTGAAAGAGGTCATTATGTAATGACCGTTGATATTGAACCAAAGTTTGAACCAGATATCTGCGCTGATGTTATGGATCTTACTATTGAAGACCTAGGAACAGATTGGGATATCATATTGGCATCCCCCCCCTGTCAAGGTTTCAGTATTGCTAGTTGTATGAAACATTGGGCTAAGGGCAGCTATTCTCCAAAGACGGAGTTTGCTGACCGTTCGCTAAGGTTGGTGCAACACGTTTTCGAGTTAATCGAACAAATCAAGCCTACTTATTGGGCTATGGAAAACCCTCGGGGTATGTTGAGAAAGGTATGGAAGTGGCCTACACTTACCACCTACTTTGCAGCATGGTCTGGTGGAGATTTGCACCAACGAAGGCCGCAGAAGCCGACAGACCTGTGGGGCACATTCCCAACTGGTATGTTATGGCCTGAGCCTCGAAGATGGGAACTAGCACCTAGAGGAACACAGCGAGGAACGCAGGGAATCAAAGACCCTGCAGAACGAGCGGTGATTCCTTGGGGATTATCATTTACGCTTTGTATCAATTGTGAGAACGAACATGGCAACGGTCATTATGAAACAGTAGTCGAGAAAGACGGACAACTCCGCTTTGGACCACTAGAAACGATCATGCGTTTGTTCACACCAATGAACGAGCCAAAGCTAATGCTTGCGTGAAGAACCGCTCATGTACCAAATTTATGTACGAAGCAATGTGTATCTGGTTGACGATGACCCGTTATACCAAATCGCAGAGAAAGATGCCTATACGGATAAAATTTTAGACGAAAACATCGTTGAAATGAAAAAATACCCTGACGGTTATTTGAAAATTAAACTGAAGGAAATGACGGCAAATGAAACCATTGAGTATCTAGCAGACCTGCTGGATACCTGGGGCAGAATAAGCGTTGAATGGAATGAAGTTTGATCCGCTCATGTCTAAATACAAAGACGAAGGACTTGAATTGAAGAACTTGAAAGTTCACAATGATATGAGTCAAGAGACAGTATGCTTCTCAGCAAGCATTTACTGGAAAGGTAAGAAAATTGGTGTAGCTAGAAATGAAGGTCGTGGAGGTTGCAACTTCTATGATTTCGACATGGATAAACCAATTAAAGAATTTGAAGAATGGGTTGATTCGCAACACATTACCTACACAGGTTTTGATGGCGAGGAAAAGGAAGTAACAACTGAAAAGCTTGATTGGATAGTGGAAGAACTTCGAGAAGAAGCAGAAACCGCCAAATGGATCAAGCGTCAAACTAAGAAACAAGTAATCTTCCGTATTGAAGGAGATGAAGAAGGATCTTACAGAACAGTTGGCAATCAAGGGCAACCTGAAAAGGCAGCCGCTTGGGTCCGAGAAAAGTACGGTGATAAAATCATCGAGATTCATTCTTGAATACCGCTCATGGAAAACGCACAAGTAATTTTTCAGGCACCTGGCAATAATTATGAAGACACAACATTTGTGTTCATGAGAGCCACGATTGATGGGATTGAAGAATGGTCCGTATTACATCTGAAAGATGCGAAAGTAGTTCGAAGGAAATCATGGACTTCACCCTCTATGGCATTGAGATACTTCGCTGATGTAACATATACGCACGCATACTACTTTTACGAAGAAGAGTTTTTGCCTGTTCTAGATGAAGTCTTTGAGAGAGAATTGAACAGGAAATTCGAATAAACCCGCTCATGGTTAAAGCACCAAAAAGAGTACGAGAGAAGTTCGTACAATTGCAAAGAAAGAAGGAAGCGAGGGATGCCCTCAAGGAAGAAGTCAAGGAATTAGAAAAGCAATGTAAGCAACTATTCGAACGACACAAGAACGAAGAAGGAAGATTAGTCATCGGACATGACGGAATCGATAACTTCTATCGTGTTTCCTTTGAAAAAGGCGAAACTGTAATTCCACCACATACGGTGGACTACATTAGAGCTAAGAAAACTAAGGTCAAGTGTGAGAAGCTTCTCACGCCTTGAGCCGCTCATGAATAGTAAACCGACAGTTGGTTCGTTCTTTTCAGGAATCGGAGGTTTGGATCTTGGCTTTGAACAAGCAGGGTTCCAGAATCTTTGGGCGAACGAAGTTGATAGCCACCAGGCATCAATCTTCAAAGAGAACTTTACCGACACGAAACTTTACGAAGAATCGATACATTTGTTGTCGAGTAATATGTTGATGGAGGAACATGGAATACCAGATGTACTGATAGGGGGATTCCCCTGTGTTACATATTCCAATGCCGCTAACATTCACAACAAGAAGCATTGCGATAAGAAACCAAAGCAGAATTACCAAAAGTATGCAAGGGAAGGTGGAGAACTATTTCTCCACATGAGAAGGATGATAGGCGATATGCAACCAAAGGCATTTGTTATTGAGAATGTAACAGATGTTCTAGGTGCAAGAATCGTTATGGAGACCTTGAAGAACACCCCTTGTTCTATTACTGGTGAAAGACTAGGCCGATACTATACTTTCGTTTATGGAAATGTAGTTTCTAGTGACTTTGGAGTAGCGCAAAAGCGTAAGAGACTAATTGTGATGGGATTCAATAAAAACATTGAACAACCTATCCTTGAACACAAATCATTGGACCTGACACATACAGTTGGCAAGATATTGGAAAAGAACCCCGATGTGCCACCGTATAACGGTCCAATGCCCGATTATATGCTACGCAGACTAAACCAAACACCATCGCCTAGAACTGGCAAGGTGTATAGGCAGAAAGTAGCTATCAAGCAGAACTGCGAAAGTGAAATTGGGAATACGTGTATAGCACATTACGCTAGCGATCAAAGCACCCAAATGGTGCAAAGAGATGATGGCTTAGTAACGCCATACTCTGTCCGAGAATATGCAAACCTGCAAGGTTTCCCTTCGGACTTCAACATCGTAAACAGCAAACAATCGTATCGAGGCATAGGAAACGCAGTAACAGTAAATGTGGCAAAGGCAATAGCTGAAGCCGTAATAACTGAACTGTGATTAGCCGCTCATGTCGAAAGATAAAGAAGAGCAATGGAAAGAACACAATGAGTTAATCAAGAAAGGAGCCGAACAAATACTAAGTTGGGCGTATGAACTTTCTCAAGATTATCTTGAAAGTATTCTTGAAGATATATTGCCAAATGACATTGATAATAAGGAATGGTGGGAATTAGCCCACGAATGCAGAGATAGAATGGGTTACGCCATCATTCCAGAGGAATGACACCGCTCATGGGAATCGTAATACGAACCGAAATAAACCCCGAGACAGGACAACAGGTAATGGAAGATATCAGCCCCGAAGGCGATACATACACGTTGGATGAGCTGTACAAGATCACTAGATGTAACATGATTGAACTTGTTCGTCTAGAAATCGATGGGGTTGAAAAGCTAATGGTAGTTGATGAAGAAGGAATGATGAGAAACAAGCCAACAAACAACGCAGCAACAGATGTGTTGTGGGAAAATAACCCAGTCCATAGAAACTTTACAGTTTTATTGGGAGATGTTGCTATCGTTGACAACCATGAGGTAAACTAATTACCGCTCATGTCCAGGTATGAATGGAAACCAGTTGCATTGATGGAAGGAATTGAAGAAGTTTGGGTCACATTTTATTGTGCTGAACTCGACAAAGAAGTATCTATCGAAGTATGCAGCGTTGAAGACTTGATTTACGACAAAATCGGAGATCAAGATGATGTTAGACAAAGAATCCAAGAAGCAATGGATGAAATGGACTAACCCCGCTCATGAGTCTTACAGGACTATTACAAGCTCGAACTATCGAGAAAGAAGGAAACTTAGGAACTGCTGTAAGCAGAAACAACCTAAACCGAGGTTTTGAACTTATCAGCAGCTTAACTGAATACCCCGCTTTGTATATCATAAAAGACAAAGGGTTGGTGTTAGCTGCCAAATGCCAAAGTCAGGTTACATCAGGGATGGTTTTCATTCCAGATGAAACAAATGATGGCGTAACAGAGTTTAGCTTCTCGGAATTAGAAGGATTAGAGCCGCTTGGATCGATTAAAAGCAAAGCATTCAGCGATATGATGAAAGCTTTCAAACGTAAGTACAAAGCAACAGAAGTCGAAAAACCCTTGGCGATTATGGTTGAGGGCAGCACCCTCACCGTAATTGCAGATCATTCTGCAATAAAAAAGGGGATTTGGGAATACAAGACTAGGTTGTGGGAAGTTACTACTGCTGAACGAATTACACCGTTTGGCCTAAGCGACAAATCATGGTTGAAAATTGAAAACTGGAAACTGAAAAAAGCAATGAAGGCAACGAAACTTCAGAATCAAAACATAATTGATTTGTATTGTGAAAAAGGCGAGACAACTTTGATGTTTCACGCCAAGAATGACAATTGTAAAAGAAACATGGAATACATTTCATATCTGCCTGATACTATGACCCAGGTCATTGAAACGGCAGATTGTAGCACGCATTGGAAGCATTTGAATGGCTTAATGATGAAGATTGATTGCACAAAGGGTGCTGCTTGGAAAGGCAAACCCTGTTCAGATATCAGTATTGAATCAAACAAGGCATTGCTTATTGCTGGGATTGATACCAAAGGAAGGACAAAGAATGAAGGATTATTGAATACTCCGAGATTCATGTTTTCCATTGAACAACTCAAACCTGAAGACTCCTATGTTGGAGTTAGCAAATTGAAACAACGGTTTCGAAAAGCAAAGAGAACCTAAGTACCGCTCATGTCTGAAACAGATACAGAAGCAGACCGATTGGTTCGTGCGATATTTGAGTGTAAGTGGTGTGGTGCAGAACACGCATACCCCGAAGCAGAAGGCTGGGCAAAAGAATCGAAATTACAAGATTTGATGAATGGATTGACTACAATCTGCCCAGGTAATATGGAATGTATGCTGGCTCCGCATTATGAGTATGTCATAAACGGTAAGCCCGCCACGCACGCACATAACTTTGAACTAATCGATATTGAGGTGAAAGATTGAACGAAAGTTCCAATTATTCGACCACCATCGGAAGGCGTATGCCGCAACTGACTATCAAGCATCGACTTGAATGCAGGTGCGTTTGTGGCCTATGGGGTCGTTTAATTGGAACTGACAGATTTGCTAAGGATGGGAAGCAAATCTGCAAATTCGTTTGTTCTTGTTTAACACCAAAGCCAGATTTCGAGGATCCGTATAGAGGATTCCTCGGTTAATCGCTCATGCAAACGAGTAGTTTGATGAATATTGAATTGGAGCTGGATGACTTCATTCCCAAAGGAGATACTAGACACTATATGGGTGTCGATTTAGTAGGATTACAAATGGACTTACGAAAACAAGCAGGTCCTTTCTATGATCCCGAATTGACACTTATGCAAAATGTCGAGGAACTTCTTGGAATTGAATTCCACGATGCAGTACAATCAGCACTATTGAGGCACAAGAACAATTTGAAGACAGCATACGCCATCATTGAGAAGGTGTTAGAATCTCCAAATTGAGCCGCTCATGCAATCAACATTGGCACCACCAGAAATTAAACTGGTAGTAAGACAAGAGATTGGAATGCGTGTTGAAAGGGCGAAATTTGCTATGCCCAATAAAAACACCTTTTCAATCAAGCCAATCAAAAGATTCGTTGAAGAAGAACTAGAAGGTTTGAATCGTGTCCTCGACCCTTTCGCAAGAGAGGCGAGATACGGACACATTACTAATGACTTGAATACAAAGTTCGATACAGACTACAATATGGATGCGTTAGCATTCTTGAAATTGTTTGATGATAATGAGGCAGACGGCATAATATTTGACCCGCCTTATTCACTTAGACAACTCAAAGAATGTTACGATGATATTGGACACGCTATGACACAAAAAGAATCACAATCATTCTATGCAGATATCAAGAATGAAATAATGAGAATAGTGAAACCAGGTGGAACCGTTCTATCATTTGGATGGAATAGTATGGGAATCGGCAAGAATAGAGGATTCTCTATTCACCGAGTTATGATGGTTCCTCATGGTGGACACCACTATGATACTATTTGTGTAGCTGAAACGAAGCTTTAGATCGCTCATGCAGAATTCTATCAGAATTGAAGCCGCAAAAAGAGGGCAGGGTTCAAATGAACACCCATGCGTTGTTTGCGGAGCTAGAATCAAAAAAGGCGACTTGACTTTTGTTATGTCGAGGCATAGTGTACCTTCCCGTCATGATGGAAGCGTTACTTCATTGGTACAAATCAAAGCACACTTACATTGTGTACAGGATTTGATTGATGAATACCCTCAACAAACATTACTCGCCTAATATCGCTCATGCAATCAGAGATATTGATTGAGAAAGCAGAGAAAGAACTGCAAATAACTGAAGAAGAAATGTATGAGGCACAAGACGAAGCCTTGCTAGAAGCTATGGAATGGTTTGACTACAATAATAGTATTGACACAATCGAACCAAGTTATGCTGCAGATATTGTGTTGGACTGTCTAAATGCAAATGGAGTTACACATTGGACTCGGGAAGCAGCATACGGATGGTTGATGGAGTTGATGCAATGGTACATGATCAGCCTAGAAAATCAATTAGAAGGATTTTATGAAAACGACACCGCTCATGAAGCTAAAAATGGCTACTAGAAATGTTCGACAGGAGTACATGGAATGTGGAAAAATCGAACCAAGAAAGAAAAGAACCCAAACAAGCAACGGGAAACCACTAAATCGTTTCCCTGTCAAAGCAGTCCACATAAGGGGCAACAGCAAGACCGAGCCAAATACACTTGACACGGTTATGGGCTGTCCTGGCAAGTGCCACGGATGCTACGCATCTGTAAGTCACTATGTCTTTGGTGGAAAAATGGACTTTGATAATCCAGTATCTTTGGTACTTGTACCAGAGAAACTGCGAGCAGACCTTGTTGACTTGAGGTTCAAGTACCCTCACATTGATTGGGTGCGAATAGGAGTTATGGGAGATCCCTTCGGAAGAAAGGATGGAGTCGAAGTAACAGTACAAACAGCAGAATTGATTAGCGAAATGGGTTTCAAACCCGTTATCATCACGAAGTTTTGGGCCATGCCCTCAATTGAGCAGATGATTCGTTTATCTTTGACAGGAGCTATCATCCATTGGTCGGTTATACCTGGCTATGATGAATACCCTACATACGATAAGCGAGTTGCAAAAATCATGGATTGGCTAAGAAGTTACCATGCCTACAATAAAGATGAGAATGTATTCATGCGATTGTGTACCTTTTCATTCAAAACAAAGGAGAATGGTGGTGGAGGCCTAAAGGAACTCCAAGATTGGTTTAGAAAAGCCTGTAAAGCTGAAGGCTGGGCTATTCTAGAAACCCCTTGGAAGATGGAAGCCAACGATCCACGCTGGCCGTATGTTGAAATGGAAGATTATCAAAAGGCTAGAAGCTACGTGGATTACACGAAGATAAGCCGAAAATCGACCTGCGACCCGATTTACTTTGAAGGAGATTTATACCAGACAAACGATGCAGATGTTATCGCTTGTCATACGCCTTGCCCAATATGCCCCAACCAATGTGGCACAAAGCGAGGCTAAATCCGCTCATGGAAAAGAAATTTTCAGAATTAGAAGAAGGAGTTGATTACATCGACATGGACAAGAGAAGTTTTGCAGAACGACTACCAGAAATAGTCGAGAAAGAAGCAAACAAAGAATCTGCGGATTCTTACGGAGTAAATAATCTTGATATTGATGAAGAGTTTGCTGCACAGCAAAAGATTTCAGAGATAGTCCTGGAAGAAAACCCAGGGCTGCTGGAAGAAACTGTGGATGACTTATTTGATAAGGGTCCAAGATGGATAGTATTTGCCCAAATCGAAGAGTTTTGGAGCTATCATTTAGGTCGATGGGATAAAACCCTGACAAAAGCTGATCCAGTTGATGTAAAAGTGAACGGAAACAGAGAGCAAAGATTTCGTGATGAATGGGTAGTGTGTGAATCACTTACTACCGCTCTAGAAGCGTATGATACTTTTTGTAAACTTGAGAATATGCGAATAGCAGGTATCTCAGCCGTTGTAAAATCAACAGACTACGATTATGTGAGTTCGGCAGAGTTCTCACAGGCAAAGTTGTTCCTTGCTGGAACACCAGAATAAGCCGCTCATGCCTAGTAAAACTACTTGGAATAAGATTGAAAAAACACTTGAGAGGTCAGTATCGATTGCATTTGATACTTGCCACAAGATCTATGTTAATGAAGACGAGGAACAACATGAAAAAATGAAGGGTTATGGATATGACCCACTAATTCGGATTGAGACAATAGGGGTAAAAGAAGCCCTTGAAACATTGAAGATTTGGTACGAACATTCATGCGGTTTGAAATTCATTAGTGCCGTTAGAACAGTCGATGGAAACCCCAACGATGGTTTTACGGATTTGATACCTCAAATGTGAATAATCGCTCATGGTACTTACAAATTTAGTACAGAAAGCAAAGAAAGATAGAGAAGTCAAGAAAGCTTCAATCAAAGTAAACAAAATCCGTAAAGAGATGAACAAAATGTTCGACACTTGGAGAGAAAACGGAATAGTTGACGATTTGGTAAAAGCACAAACGCTTCAATCGGAGCTTCAGCAAGTTATGACCCAATCACTTGAAAGTCTAGCAGTTGAAGTGAAGAAACCTGACCTACCTCCAATTACACATGGAGATGATCGGGCGAAGAAGGAGCGTGAACGTGAGCGTCTGCTTGAGAGAATACAAACCCAAGAAGGGGAAAAGAAACTCAAGAGTGCTAGACGCTTAGAAAAGCTGAATGCTTTACTTGATTAAACACCGCTCATGGCAGATAAACCAAAACACGCATACTTGAAGCGTGCAGAATTGAAACATGGCGTTGAAATTGCAGCATACGAATGCTTGAAACTTCTTGAGTACGAATCTCTCGAAGGAAATTACGACCAATGGACTGAACGAGGGGTTAGCCGAGAAGTAGCTGCAGATGCAGTTGAAATTTTGATGGATATTCTAAGAGAACACCATCCACTATGGCCTTCCCCCGCTTGAGCCGCTCATGAATCTTACAGAATTATTGATGGAAAGACTCTCAGATAGAGAGTGTTCCAGATGTGGAAGGAGATTAACTGACCCTGCATCTATTGAAGATGGCATAGGGCCAGTATGTAAGAAGCACAATGAGATCACAATTAATTACGGTATTATTCGCTTAGGGCATCATCCTGAAAGGGTTGACAAAACCGAAGCTTTTGAGAAATTCTTTGGAGAATTCCCTCAAGCAGATATCGTGGTGATAAGTGGAGATTATTGGTATGAAGGTTACTTCAATTCACCAGCACATGATTATCCACTAATTTTCGTTGATGGCGAAGGCACTTGTGCCGAAGATATCGAAGTTGAGGAAGAAAACATTCCAACATCTTACGAAAAATTCAACAGAATTAACAATATACTGAAAAACCCCAAAGTCAAAATGAATCTGCTTCATGCTGATTCAAAATGGCTTGGAATAGTAGGAACCGAATACTACATCGGGCCAACCAACCTAAGTTACGAAGAGTTTAGGGATGAACGAGGTTGGGCACCTGGTATGTGTGCTTGTATTGGCGACTATGAATGGTATCAAGAAGAATATCAAGAGGCCATGGCTCACATTGAAAAAGCAGAACCAGGTCCTTTGACAGAATTGTTGTTCAAGAAAATGGAGAACAAATTGTGGCAACCTGAATATTGGGAAGATTTTTTCGAAGACAGTTTTATTGATTACATTGAAAACGGAGATTACCAACTAATTGTGTGAATCGCTCATGGCACGACGCAAGAGAAACAAATGGTCCGATGGATCTAAACGAAGAAAGCCTACGTTAGTCGTTGATACGCCAAACGGTATGCCTTTTCATTGTCCTAATTGTAAAAAAGCACAGTATTACAATAAAGAAGGAGAAAAAGAATACAGGTGTCCAAAGTGCAGACACAAAATAACGCTAGGATAATCGCTCATGGTTGAAACCAGAATAGAAGATGCAAACGGGTTTTGGGATCACAGTACAAAGATACAGTTTGCCTGTGATACTGCAGACGATATAATCAATCGTATGATTGAATTATTCGACATGGAGGCACAAGTGTATCGTTTAGACAAAGATGGAAATATCATTTGTGATGACGAAGACCCTACTGGGTTTACAGAAGAAGGCCGTGAACTGTTTGAACACATTTACAGTTTATGCCGCTTCGACTGAACCGCTCAATGATGAGAGACAAAGACTTCATGTATGGAACCCATGTAGGGGTAATTCCATGAGGACCAAGAGAATTAGAATTAAGATTGCCGAGTATCTGAAAGAGAATGGACCGCAAACCACTTTTGCTATCCAAGAACACATTAATGATTGCTTTAGGCATGGAACAACTAGTCAACAACTTGGTAATTGCTTGTCAAAAGACAAGCGTTTCAAGAAGGTAGGATTCGCTATGAGAAAGGGAGTCCTCTCAGGACACTATGAAGTATGCGTGTGGGATCTTGTAACAGAACCCGAACCGCTCAATGGATAATGACTTCATTGTTATTGATTCGGGCATGGTAATGCTCGGAAGAAAAGAACTCCACAAAGAGCTAGGAGATACAGCCTCCTACACAGATGATGGAGATTTGACAGAACTATTGAAGGAAAGAACCCGAACGAGACACCCGTTATGTGCGGGAAGAAAATGCCCCAAGTGTTTGAAACGAATGAGGCAATGGTCCGATTGGACAGAATTTGACCCTTACTCTGATGAGATACAAACAGGGGTAAATTTTGAATGTCATCAAGACGATGGAGGGTGCGGATATTCAGTTGAAATTGAATTTAGTCCGTGTGAAGACCCTAGTAGCTCATCTGATTACATTGAGTCCACGGCAGATCGTACAGGAAATTGTATGATTTGTGGTGAAGTATTAGAACAAGAAATCGTTACTATTGCTGCAGGTAGGATGAGTATTTACACTTGTCCTGAATGTAACGGCAATGATGAAACTGGAAAAGACTCACATTGGGCACATTTCAAAATACGAATTTTCGAACCTATCGATTGGTATGCAACAGATTAAGAACTGTTGGCATAGATTGGTAACGCTCGGAGGAAACCGCTCATGAAGGTATGTACAGGAATAGGACACGGAGTATGCTTGCACAAAGATGGACCAAATTTGCCCTTAACGGAATTTTATTCGTTAGGAGGCAAACGCAAAGGCCAATATCAAGCAAGATGCAAAAAATGTCACCTACACGTAATTAAACAGACAAGCACATACAACCCCGAATACCAAAAGGCAAGAGCCGAGAAATCCAGAGGTAGCTGGAGAACACTACCTGAAGGAACAACAAAGACTTGTTCAGGGATAAATGGTGAATGCCATCATGAAGAAGGGCCAGAATTGCCAGCGAACGACAAGTTCTTCGGCAACAAGGCAAGAGGCAAATATGGTTTGAACGCCAGGTGTAAAGTTTGTCAAAAGATAGAAAACTCACGCAGAAAATCTGCGAAGAAGGAGTGATCGCTCATGTTGGATAGAAAACACAACAATAACCAAAGAAGGACATTGGCTGCACTAGGAAGTTGCGGTCAATCGTGGGAATTAACCGTAGGGTATGAAGAAGACGACTATCAAGTAATGGTAGGGCATAAGTCGGAGGTATTTTTTCCGAACCAACAGCCTTACCCTTGGCAAACTGGAATTTTAGCCTTATTCGATATCGAAGCCAAAAGGGCGCACATACACGAATGGTACACTAGCAAAGCAGAACGCTATATTCTGATTGGTATTGCTACTGAATTAGGTTACGAGATAGAAGCTTGGGATAAGGATATCCCTTACTGAACCCGCTCATGTACAAGAAATACATACTAAGCTTTGGTGGTGGCGTTGATTCTTCAGCGTTACTAGCAATGCACTTAGACAGAGATCGTGCTTCAAAGCATTTAGGAATAAGCAGAGAGGAACTTGACACAAAGTTTCCTCCTTTTGATACTGCTGTGTTTTCTGACCCTGGCTCGGAATGGCCTGAAACATACGAGAACATAGAATATGCGAAGAAGCGATGCGAGGAAGCTGAAGTAAGGTTGGAAGTCGTAAGACACCATGCCAACTTCTATTTCCACATAGATACAGGAGAACGAATGCGAACGATGGATTGGAGAAAATTGTCGGAAGACGAGAAAGCCAACTATGAGAAGCGCAATGTTCCTTACACAATCTATGAATGGCTGATGGATAGCGGGGCATTCCCGCTAATGCCTGGTAGCTCGCACGTGTGCAGCATGAGATTCAAGGGTGAAGTACAGCAGAAATGGTCCGAGAAGGAATTCGGAGACCATACAGTATGCGAGAAACATTGGATGCTAGGAATAGAAGCATCAGAAGCAGGTCGTTCTGACCGCTTCACAGCAAACCGCAAGAAATCCGATTCAAAGGGGAAGAAGATTCTAGGTCATACCTACGAATATCCACTTATGGCGCTTAACATGGATAGAGAGGAATGTCTCGATATGCTCGACCATCTAGGTTGGGATTACCGAGGCGATGGCTCACCAGTCCAGAAGAGTTCCTGTATGTGGTGTCCTTTCTCGAAAGAATGGGAAATTGATCGTTTGGTTGAAGCTGATGGAGTTGGGCTACAAGAAGCCCTGGCTATCGAAGAACGCTTCTATTCGCAAGATAAGCACGCTGCTTGGCATGAGGCTGGAAAGCCTCTAAACAAAGGTGGTAAGTGTAATCGAGGGCATCACAGGCAACCGTATGCTACTGGATATTGTGAACACCCCGAATGTGCAACGCACAACAAGCATGGACAAGCAACGCTTGTTCAAATTCGCTACCCGAATGATGGCAGTCAGCCTCATGCGAAAGGCACGATCCGAAAAACAATCAAACAACACGTAACACGCTACAAGCGTGCTAAATTGTTAGGATTGTTTAAGGAAGGTGGACAATAACACCGCTCATGGAAGAAATAGCAAAAGCTTTGCATTTGATGGCAAAGATGCGACACGACATAGACTTCGAGATGTTCAAAGAAGCATACGAAGAAGTCCGAGGACACAAATTGGAAACAGACTACTTGATGGAAATGTTTAGTTCTTGGCAGAACAACACAATTAGCTGGTCTATCCATGTAAAAGACGAGCTAACCGAATTGTTAGACGCTCTATGGCGAAGAATGCCCCTAAGAAGGGGTCGCTATGTCGATGAAGATGAAGATTTACAGTAGTATTGAAATACTGTTACCTTAATTTCCGCTCATGGCTGAACAAGATTCAGAAGATTGCACCTGCGAGGTGCCATGCCCACGACATTCAGGTTGTCATCCAACCTCTTGTGTCAGATGTGGTAAGATAATCTAGCCGCTCATGAAACGACTACTAGATTTATACTGCTGTGCTGGAGGCGCAGCTATGGGGTATCATTGGGGTGGTTTCGATGAAGTTATTGGTGTGGATCACGTGAAGAAAAGAAACTTCCCGTTTGAACAAATCAAAACCGATATACCAACATTCATCAAAGAAACACCTATCGAATGGTTTAGACAATTCGATTTGATACACGCATCGCCTCCATGCCAAAAGTTCTCACGAACTAAACACTTAGCAGTAGCACAAGGACGACAAGCATCGAAGGTTGATCACATTGAAATGATTCAAACCTTCTTGAGAAAGGTAGGAGTTCCTTATGTCATTGAGAATGTCATGGGTTCACCGCTAACTGGTACAGTTCTTTGCGGTAGCTCATTTGGATTGAAAGTCCGAAGGCATAGAGTCTTTGAATCAACTTTTCCTATCAAGCAATTAGAATGCAGACACAAAGAACAGGGCAGACCTGTTGGTGTCTATGGTTCGATGGGAGACCAGATTCAAGGCTGGGATAAAGTGCGAGGAACATATCGTAAAGGTGGTAAGACCGCAGAAACCATTGAAGAAGCAAGAGAAGCTATGGGTATTGATTGGATGGGTTGGAGCAACTTGAAAGAAGCAGTTCCACCATTGTACACGCAACACATTGCAGAATGCTTTTTCGAATGGGATGCTGCAGGTCGGCCAGAATACGATGAGGATGAATAATCCGCTCATGGAAGCAATAGAAATTGTTTGTATCTTGAAGGGAAAGATAGAAGATGGAATTGACAATGAAACAGGATATTTCTTTGAACTGGCTAAACAAATAAGCCAATTAGCAGAAGATAACGGTCTTGATGAAGGTTACATCGACGAAGTTTTTGAAGGTAAAAAAGAATAATCCGCTCATGTCAGAAAAGACACTAGATTTAACCCCTACGAGGAAGGGGTACACACGAATGTTGCTTACAATTGTTGAGAGTACAACACGTGAAGAAGATCGCCAATGGGCGAAGGAAGAAATTATGCGACTCGTAGGGAATGCGCCTTGGGAGTAATCGCTCATGAATCTGAAAGGATTACTTGCCTTGAAAGAAATAGAGAGGCAAAACTACGACAAATACATCGTAGCGTTTAGTGGAGGCAAGGACTCAATAGCCTGTCTCCTACATTTACTCGAACTCGGAGTGCCAAAGGAAAGAATCGAACTGTGGCATCATTTAATTGATGGTGAACCAGGTAGCGAGCCTTTCATGGATTGGCCTATGACAGAAGATTACTGCAGAAATTTAGCAGAAGCTTTTGACATTCCAATCTATTTCAGTTGGCGACATGGAGGATTTAAGCGAGAGTTGTTGAAAGAGAATAACAAAGTTGCACCTGTAAGTTGGGAGAATCCTGATGGCACCATCGGTACTGCTGGTGGTAAAAGAGGGAAGATCGCAACAAGACGGAAATTCCCGCAAGTCTCACCAGACCTGCGGGTTAGATGGTGCAGTAGTGTTCTCAAAATTGATGTAATGAGCATCGCTATCAACAACCAAGAACGATTCAAAGGCTCAAAGACGCTAGTAATTACTGGCGAAAGAGCTGAAGAAAGTAGTTCAAGAGCAAAGTACGAGGTCTTTACAGACCATCGATGCAACAGCTCAAAGCGAACAGTCCATCATTGGAGGCCGATTCATAATTGGACAAGAGAAGAAGTTTGGGATATTATCAAACGCCACGGTGTCAAAACCCATCCAGCATATAGACTGGGCTGGGGAAGATTATCATGTATGACTTGCATTTTTGGTAACGCAGACCAATGGAAGAGAGCGCATGGTTTCGCACCAGAAATGGTCGAAGAAATTATGCGGCTTGAAGAAGAATTTGGAACGACTATCAAACGGGATAAGTCAATCAAAGAACTAATCAAGACAAGCAAGATTCGCAGAACAAGAATGACGCTAAAGGAACGAGACTTCTCATTTGATGGAGTCGCTTTCAAAAGTACAATGATTGTTCCAGAATACGACAGAGATTGGTATTACGAAAAGTATTACAAAAATACGGAAGATACAGGACCAACATGAATATCGCTCATGGAGAAACAAATTTTTCAAAACGACCCCGAAAAAGGCAAGGACGACTGGTGGAGGGATATCGCCAAATGGCGAGCAGATAAACCCTGGTTTATCTCAATCTGGTTCCGAGAAAACAGATTTCCTGGAGACAAAATCGTGGGAAGTCAATGCATGACCGAAAACGGAGAGGTTGTTTGGTTTGAAACACGACCAAAGGCTATGGAATATGCAAAGACCTACATGGATTTATTCGGAAGAAACCAGTTGGAAACAGAACCCGATTTCAGGGGAATGGAAGTCTCAAAGAAACTGACATGGGGTTTCGCATATCGAACTCATGTACCTGAAGACTGACCCGCTCATGGAAGAATTTGAAAAAATCTTGGCCCTTTCAACAGGGCACTTGCCGACAGGAAATCCGATGTACCTTTGTTTTCACCCAAAAGGTGATTACAGACAAATCGCATTTGAATACGGTTATGTTGTTTGGGTAAGTGAATATTGGGATGAGGCCGAAGACTGGTTCAAACCAATTATGAAATACGCATACGAAAACAATTGTACACTAATTCTCTTTGATAATGCTATTGCAGCTGATGAAGAATTATTTGCCGTATATGATTGGTAATACCGCTCATGGAGAATTATACTAGCGACAAAGCCACTTGGATAAGTGGCGAAGCTGGAGGCCGTAAATGGAAGGTAACGGATATGACCGACACCTTACTAACTACGGTTATTCCAATGAAACGATTGAAAGGATTTCATGACGAGAACTTCGACAGCAATCAACAGATTGCTAAAGATAGTGGAGGATTTGCACTACTGAAAGATCCAACGCTCGCAGAAGAACTTGATGTTGAAAGCCTAATCCAAAGACACGTTGAATTCGGTGTCAAAGACAACGATATGCGTATGACTTTGGATTTTCCAATACCTCGATGCTTACCATTCGACAAGAATGAAGTAGTAAAGAGGCAATTCATGACAGCCCTATGGTGGGAAGAGATGGAGAAGTCCTTACCAGGAACTATCCCCATATTCCATGGGCGTGATCGTGAGGAAGTTATCGAACACCGAGAGATGTACAATATGGATGACCGACTATTCGCATTTGGCTCAAACCTTGCTCAAAGTACCTATACTCAAATGGATGAGATGGGTCGAGAGCGTAAGAAGCCAAAGAAGACACTAGTACAAAGAGAGAAACTTTGGGAAGTTATCACAGATGTTTCAAAAGAGCTGCGAGAATGGAATCAACCTTGGTTCCTACTTGGCGCAGGTGGAATGAAGGCGAGTCAACTTGCCTGGATTCA